AAAGATAAATTTACCACACTATCTAAACTATCTGATGAATATAAAAAAATGGGATATAGTAAAGATAGAGGAGCAATTCATCAATTAACCAAAGCTTTAAATAATGCTGTTAAAGGAATGACTGATGCGGAGGTACGTGCTTTTGTCAATGACAATCCTAAAATAAAAAATTTAGTCACAGCTCGTTTTAATGCTCGAACTGGAAATATTGACAATATCCCTTTATCTCAAATGAGTACAGCGCAGATAAGACAAAACTTACAATTTGAACAAGATCACATTAGAGGAAGATCTACTGTAAAGTATGATGCTGGAACTAAAAAAATATTAGATGGACTAGGTATAGAATATCCAAAAAATCTATACATTATTCCTAAAGCAATAAACATGTCTACTAAACGAGCAGTAGAAAATTTTGTATCCGACTATCCTGAAGAAACTAAAAAAATTAATAAGATAAATAAATGGTTTAAAAAAAATAACTTATCTTACTTCAATAGAAGAACCGAAAAATATGGAGGAGCTAAACCTTCTAAATCATCTGTGGAGCTAAAGCATTTAGGAATAACAAAAACTAGTCAACTCAAAAACTTATTTAGTGGAACATACAAAGATTCGTCAGGTAAAAAAAGAGTTATAACTAAAGACGTTAACAAATTAATTAATGTTATAAATGAACGAAATAAAGTTCGACACGGTGTAGCATTAACAGACGATATTAAAGTAATTCAAAAAGCGGCTAACGCTAATGGATTTAGATTAAATAGTTTTGCAGGTTTTATGGATTTTGCAAACTCAGGAATTGAGTTTTCACCAGAAGTAAAAAAATCTATGGCTCGAGTTATGGAAGTAGGTGGAAAAGCTTTAAGAGGTGTTGGAAAAGTAGCAGTTGTTATTGATCCTATGTTTGCTGCTTATGATTTTTCAAGTGCAATCGGTAAAGGAGCTACCGGAAAAGATGCCGGTATATATGCAGGTCAAAGATTTTTTGAAGGTCTTGCTAATTTACCTGATCTTGCTGCTAGTGGTATAAAATATGGATCTGATTTTTTACAAGGTAAAAAAGGAGATGATTTAAAATTTGAACAAGGAACTTTGTATAAGCCTTACGATTTTGCGCAAAGAAATCTAGAAGAAAAATTAGAAGCGATGCCTAAATCTCAAAAGTTAAGAAATATTGCTAATAAAGATTTTAATGTTAGAATAGGAGCGAACATGGGTATGGTAGATGACATGTACATACCTGCTTCTCGAGCAGAAATGGAAAAAGCTAGACAAAAGTTTTTAAAAAGTCAAATGGGTCCATATTATAAATATGGAATTGAGACATTACCAAGAAAGGTTGCTAAACCTAATAAGTATGATATAGATACGTAAAGGTGTACAATAATTAACAGGAAAGAGATATGGCAAAAATAGAAGACGCATTACCCAACGAAATAGTTAAAGACGAAATTTTTCAAGAAAAAGAAGTTCTTCTTCCAAATAATGAAGAAGTGACAACTACTGAAGATGTCAATGTTACTATGGATGAAGACGGCGGAGCAGAAGTAAATTTTGACCCTAACGCTCCAGGAACACTACAAACCAATGAACATTTTTCAAACTTAGCAGAAGTTATGGATGAACAGTACCTAGCAGAACTTGGTACAAATCTTTTTGACAAATATACAGAATACAAAGAATCTAGAGGTGACTGGGAAGACACTTACAGAGAAGGTTTAAATCTTTTAGGATTTAAATACGAAAGACGAACAGAACCTTTTAGAGGTGCATCAGGTGTTAATCACCCTGTACTTGCTGAAGCGGTTACACAATTTCAAGCGCAAGCTTACAAAGAATTATTACCAGCTGATGGTCCAGT